ACTAAGAAGAGCAGAAACTAATGTGTCCCAGAGAATAGGCAAGAATGTTATTGGCAGTCTACTTTCATAAATTACTAACATCAAATATCCTACTGCTGAATTGTTTTTGGCAGTAGGTGGTAATTTAGCCGTCAAAACAAAGACCAATGTTAACGTTAACTTTTAGGAGTTTCAAATTGAAATTATCAACTGCAAAATTATATAAAATGTTTGGCTTAGATGCCTACAAAGAAAAGTATGGAGAGTATATCCATGACGTAGAAACAACTCTATTACAAAAACAGTTTGAAAGTGTTGGGGAATTTATAATGGATAACGCACCCAATATCTCTGAAACTAATTACATTGTCCTAATAGAGATACAAAACGAATTGTGGATAAGAGATATGTTTAAAAATTATAACAAAAAGGAGAAATAAATGTCTAAAGAAGAATTACCAGAAGAGCCTAGCGAATGGCAAAATGCCATGTGGGAAATAGAGGGTTTGGTTAATGAAGAGGTTTCCAGACTGCGAAAAGCAAAAGACTTCCATATGGCAGACATTCTAAGTAAAGCATTGTTTACAATAAAGAAAGGTTGTTAAATGAGAAATAATCCAGACGATTTATCAAATCAATTAGTAAGTAAAATTAAAAAATGGCTCAAATCAGAAATAGCTGATGTTCATGCAAATCCTCATGATGATGATGTCGATAGTAGAGAATTAGGTATTCTTGATGGCAGATACGAATGTGCCAGAGGTTTAATAACTCAAATAAAAAAATGGGAGAATGAATATGATTGATAGAATATTATTATTGTTACTTGGCATATGTGTAATGCTTATGTCTATTGTAACATTATCTGATCCAGATGGTTATTATATGCAAAGCATTGAGGGTATAATGATAACTATATTTATAGGATCAATAGGGTTAACAATGATACTGATTAGTTTTTACAGTATCTTCTTTAAAGAATAGGGGGAGAGATCACTCCTTAATGGTGCGTGAAAGTGGGTGCGTGAGGTTTTTATAATATCCCCTCTACCTAAATGCTATATATCCCTAGATATTTGTTCCCTCATTCTTTTTGTTAACAATTATTATGGGCAAAACTGCGATCTCTTTAAATTATGGACAGTTAATATATGGAAAGCCACAAAAAAGGCTTGTTTAAGCCTTGTACAGAGGAGTTTGCTTGCTCCTCTGTACGAATACTACCAAATTAACCTAGATACTCTGTAGCAAGAGTATTCGCTGATTAAAGGATAAATGATTATTATGCAGAAAAAAAAGCACGATCAATTAAGAATTAGAGATAGTCTTAAGGACTTACACAAAGAAATACAAAAAATAAACAAATCTAAAACACCTAAAGAACTAGACATGCATGAAAGATTTGAAGACGTACCAGAACGATTAGCAAATCTCGATAGAGATTATGGCAAAGTTGTTAAGGTATCTAGTTCTGGAATTACGCACATGCGTAAGGGTGGCAGATTTGACGATTAACTGTTAACGTTAACTTTTAGGAGATTTTATAATGCTAACTACATCATTAGTTTGCCTTGCACTTAATATCTATCATGAAGCTAAAAACCAAAGTTTCTTAGGGCAAGTGGCAGTCGCACAAGTTGTTATGAATAGGGTAAAAGACAAAAGATATCCCAATACAGTTTGTGAGGTCGTAAAACAAGGTCAAACCTACAAATGGAAACCATCACTACCTATCAAAAACAGATGCCAATTCAGTTGGTATTGTGATGGTAAAAGCGATAAACCCAGAGAAACTAAAGCATGGGAAGATGCCATGCATGTAGCCAATGGTGTTTACAATCAACATTTAAGTGAACTTGTCGAGGGTGCAACGCACTACCATGCTGACTATGTTAATCCTAGTTGGGCAGAAACAAAAACCTATATAACAAGAATAGATGACCACATATTTTATAGGTGGGAAACTAAACCCAACAACAATTACTTATATGATTAAAAATTAACATTAACTTTTAGAAAAATTTGAGGGTAAGGTTGGAGAGCCTTACCCTCTATTTGCGTAGTAAGAAGTGAGAGTATGAAAAAATTACTCACTCGAAATAAACATATCCCCACCTTTAGGTTAAGTCAACTCAATCTCCAATTTTCATAATATTCTTTTATTGGCTTAACAATCCCACCTATATTATTTTTCAAAAACTCTATGTCTGGTCTAGATAAATTCTTATCTGTTAGCAATTTCATTAGTACATTGTAGCAACTAGATCCACCTGCAACTTTTACCGACCTAATACATTCGTAAACTTTTCTTCTTAAAATATGTATATTGTCATTATTTGTGTCGTGACTAGCGACAATTCTGGGAGAATAATTACTAGCCTTTATTCCCACCATACCAGACAAATTAAAATCAGATGCCAATCTATCTAATATTTTATAATTATCTAATGATATACTATCATGCGTTAATAACGTATCTAGGCATGTTTGATCTACAATTCTCATTCTAACTTTATTAGAATTGCCTATGAACTCTGGTTTAATATTCTTCTTATTAAAAGGGTATGTCTTCGTCATCTTCTTTTTCATAATAACTTTTTATTGGTGGCTTTTTATATTTAGGTTTATCTGGCATAAGCATATCTTCTGCAGTTTCCATATCCTCTGCACTTATATATCTTGATGTTGCCTTATCAAAACACAACATGCAATCCCCAATAGAACCCACCCAAGAAAATCTACACTTCCAAATTAATATCTGGCTCATACTTGACGTTGATGGATTAGGTCTATGAACTGTTAATCCTATATCAGCTTTGGCAAACCATGAAGCACTACCAGAGATATCATATCCCTTTGGTGGTGGCACAGTCCCATCATCTTTACGCATCATCTTGGTTGGGTGGGCAACAAACCAGATATGTATTCCATGTGCTTGAGCAAAAACACGCAACGTAGTTAACATATCTGAAATCCAATCAGTTTCAGATGTAATATTTTCTTTTGAAATATAGTTATATGGATCAACAACTACACCTCTGATCCCGTGTCGCATGACTGCCACTTTCATTCTTTCCATTATACTTTCAAGTGAAGACAATGATCCATCAGCTTGATATAAAAATGAGAAATGATCTTGAACAAACTTCTTTCCCTCTTCCAAATCTTGCTTAGTCAATTTAGGTGTCATACCATCAAAGAATGGCTTGCCCATATGCTTGCTGATAAGTTTAGCTATATGTATTCGTGGCTCATTTTCAAAAGAACAAATCCCAAATTTCCAATCTTTTTCTTTGGCTATATTGACCATTATCTGATCTACAAATTCAGATTTACCACTTGATGGGTGTCCAGTAACAACTGTTAATTGTCCCTCTACAACTGTGTATAATGGATCAACCTCTGTGTAACCAGTAGAAACACCAGAGCCAACTCCCTTTTCGTAAATATCATCAACTTCATCATAAAAATGTGAAGCATCATACAAACCTGAAACTGGATATGGTACTGGGTTAGAAGTTATTTCATCTAACTTTTCCTTGCCATACTTTGTTAAAACTTCATTGGCATCTTTACAATCTTCTGGGTATTCTATTTTGAAGCATTTATCCTTGCCAATTCTTCTAGCTAATTCTTCTGCCATAGCTTGACCAGACTTATCGCTATCCATTGCTATAACTATCTTTTGGCAATCATCTAATTTTTTCTTTGCGTTCCAGATGAATTTAAATTTGCCATCTTCTTTAGCATCAATCTTGCCATCAACAACTTTCATGACTGCACCATGAGGTATAGATACTACTGATTTATATCCAACCTCAATAAAACTAAGGCAGTCCATTTCTCCCTCACAAATAATCATAAATTCATTATCATTTACGTTATCTATATTAAAAAAGTTTACTGCTGATCCTTGAGATGAAAACCCTTTATCTGGGAATGATCTTATTTTGGCGAACTCTGATTTTCCATTGCTGACATAAGGAAAAACTATACAAGGCATCTCTTTCTTTTCTGACGCAATGTAATGATACTTGAACTTTAAACCTACATTTTTAGCAGTTTGCTCTGATATCCCTCTGCTATTCAAATATGTAATACTGCCGTTCTCTGTTGTTAAATCTCTCCACCTATTATTATCAACAGCATGAACCACATTCTCTCTCCTAATTAATCTAAAATTATTTTCCTCGAACTTAACAAATCCATTCTCACTACAATGCCAACAATTATAATAAACTGACTTGTCATCTACTTTTAACGATAATGTTTTTTGATTTTTTTTCTTTCTCTGACTAGAGCAAAACGGACAGTTGACTTTGTGTTGACCACTACCCAATCTTAGGGCATCTGCCCTTATATTTTGTTTTAATTCCATTAACTTCTCCTACGCATGAAAAAAAAGATAGTGCCATAAAAACACCTCGTCAACTAAAAAATTTAGTTTGATTATTAGTTCACAGTTTACTCACAAAGTTGCAACACCCCCCTAAATTTGAGATGCCAATCCAAATGTTAACATTAACATCTACTAGTAATACTAGTTATAACTAGTATATATATATATTATATTACTAGTTATAACTTGTATTGTTATAACTAGTAGGGGAAACTTCTCGCTTGAATAGTTTTTTTTAATCTTTCACCAAGATATCTAGCAACGACTGGTTTACTAGTTAGTATTTCTTTTATCATTTTGAATAATCTATCTGCATTTAATTCTGCAAGATCGCAGACATCAAAAAAATCTTGAGTTAAAATCCATTTAGACACAGATAGTTTTTCTTTGGTGCTTCCTAAATAGCTATCCGAAATCGCTTGGCAGATCACATATTTCCATAAGCGACACTCGGACATGAGTTCTCGGTCTTTCTCTATCCAGTCCCCAATATATATGCTTTTGTTTGACTTGTCTGTCATTAACATAAATCTTTCCTTGCATACAATCCAGAATTACGCTTTCATCTAAATCTGGTCTTCTTGAAGCATAATGTATAATTAACTCTACTTTTACATCTGTTTCAATAAGATTTTTTAATGTTGGGCATTGATTAGCAAACAATTTTTCATAATCTCTTGCTTTTTGTGATTTTATTAAAGCCATTCTTTTACCAAAATTTACTATTTTTCTAGAGTTGGATTTGCTTGCAGGCTCTCCCTCTATGGTAAAAATTATTTTATCATTATTTATTATTGACATGTATTGTTATCTATTATAGTTTCAAAAATGCGTAGGAGAAGACACATGAAAATAACAAATAAATTTGGTATGCCTAAACCATTCGTGGATTTTGCCAGAAACGATAAATATAGTAAAGGCAAAGCTGATATTTCAGTAACAACTTTAATAGACAGTCCCAGAATAAGAATATTAAAAGAAAAGTATCACGATAAAATCGAAGTTGATGCAGTTGATATGATTTGGTCGTTGTTTGGGACTGCAGTACATTCTGTTTTAGAAAATGCAGAAGAAACAGAAAACGATATTACAGAAGAAAGATTGTATTCTGAAATAGATGGTTGGCTACTTTCTGGTGCAGTTGACAGACAGGAAGAAAAAAACAAGCAAATAAATATTATAGATTACAAGGTTACATCAGTCTGGTCTGTTATTTACGGAAAGCCAGAATGGGAAAATCAATTAAACTGCTATGCCTACCTTGTAGATGATAAAAATGCTTTCAAAGAAAGCAACGTAACTAGCCTTAAAATATGTGCCATACTAAGAGATTGGAATAGGCGAGATAGTGAAAGAAAAGAAAATTATCCAAAAGCACCTATTGTATTTGTAGACATACCATTATGGAGTTACGAGGATAGGCTCAAATACATAAAAGAAAGAATGAAACTGCATCAAGAAGCACAAGTAATGTTTGATGTTTATGGAAATATAAACCCATGTTCTGATAAAGATATGTGGAAAAAAGAAGACACTTGGGCAGTAAGAAAAAAAGGTCAGAAGAGAGCCTTGAGAGTTTTGGATAGTGAGCAAGAAGCTATCAAATATATTGATTGGCACAATGAAACTGACAAAGCCTACAATAAAAAAACAGATTTAGAGATAGATTTTCGTGGTGGCGAATATACCCGTTGTGGCAACTATTGTTCTGTTGCTGATTTTTGTAACCAATATAAAGAGAGGATAAAATGAAAGAGCAAAAACCTAAAAAAGTAATAAGAAAAGTTAAGAAAAGTGGTCTTGTTAAACTCAGACCTAAGATAACAAGTACACGACCTAAAGAGAGATCGTTGATAGCTGAACACATAGCAGAAGCTACTGGAAAGGGTAAGGTTGAGAAGCCATTTTTCTTGGTAAGAATATATGTAAAAATTATGGATAAAATAAGGGAGTGGAAAAAATTATGAAAACAGATATACCAGAAAAAGTAAAAGAAACTCTGAATGATATTGGCATGAATGTTAAGTCTGCAGGTTGGGATTGTCATGGCACTTTTGTGTTACTGCATAAAGCATTAGAAAAAGTAGCAGTAAAAAATAAAATCACTTTTGATAAGCCAGAGATTCTAGAATGTAATTCTGAAAGACGTATAGCCAGTCTTATAGTTACTGGGCATATGGGAGACAAGTCAGAATGGTCTATTGGAGAAGCATCTCCATCTAATAATAAAAACTCTTATCCATATGCTATGGCAGAGAAAAGAGCAAAGGATAGAGTTATACTTAAACTTCTTGGTCTTCACGGAGATGTCTATGCAGAAGATGAAGCAGATAGCTTTAAAGAAGAAAGACCAAAAGAAATAAAAGGTGGGACTGTTGATTCAGATGACCTAGATGATGATCCAGAGGTTACGTTTAAACACCCAGACAACAAAGAAGAAAAGGCTAAAGGTATAGCCATGATAAAGGAAGTTTTTTTAACGTTCTTGCCAATACAAAAAACCAGAGAAGATATAGTTAGTTTTTGGAAGAGTAATAAAGAGCCAAGAGAAATGTTAAAAGAATTATCTGTAAAAGACTACGAAGAAGTAGAAGTGGCTTTCAAAGAGAGAGCAAAAACCATTGAACAAGGAGAAGATAATGGAAAATAAATACCCTGCGACTGGATCGCTTTTCACTCAAAAAGATAAGAGAACAGAAAAATCCCCAGATTATTCTGGTATGTTAACAATAGAAATGGAAGTCCTTGATGATTTAATCAAGCAAAAAGAAGAGGGCATACTTGAGCCTAAGATGAACCTAGTAGGTTGGAAGAAAATTTCAAAAGCTGGTAATGGCTATCTTAGAATAATCGCTAACATTGAGAGAGATAGGCAAGATAATAGGAATAAATATCAAAAGCCAGTACGACAAAACAATGCTTCTGACGATAAGTTAGATGATGAAATACCATTTTAAAGGAGGGTTAAATGGAAGAAGTTAAAGCAAATACTGAAAATTTAGGAGTTCCTAGTGTTAATTTTGAAGCAGTCAAAACATCAATGATGCAAGACAAAAATGGAACTAACATAAGGTTAACAATACACCCTAATGATGTTCCACCAGAACTTCATAAGGATTGGGTTGGCTCTAGATACATGGTTGTCATGGTCAAATTAAATGAAGATGGCACTCCAGATAGTGGGGAAGATAATGTCAAAGAAATCTGATAACAGTACAGATATTTCAACAGACTTTCTCACAGTAGATGGTGTTGCTAAATATTTGTCTATAAGTAGATCAATGGTTTTAAAATTAGCAAATGATCCAGAAGAAAACTTTCCTAAAGGATTTGGCATTATAAAATCAGAAAGAAGAACTAAGTATCTATACAAAAAAGAAGACGTTGCTTCTTGGGTCGAAAGCAAGAGCGACAAAGGTTAACGTTAATTTATGCGTAAATTGTATGAAAATAATGAAAACCTAAAGTCAGAAAAAAATGTTATAAGCTACGTTTCGCAATGTTGGAACGTAGCTTCTTTTAAACTACCCATGTCATATAAATTAGATTATGCCATGTATCGTAACGAGAAATTAGTTGGCTTTGCAGAAGTAAAATGCAGAACACATAATTTCGGAACATTCCCAACATATATAATATCTTTAGCAAAAGTCCTAGAGGCTAGAAGACTTGGTAAAGAAACAAATACTACCCCAATACTAATCGTATCGTGGACAGACAGAATAGGTTATCTTGATTTTTTTAGTTATCACCAGATTAAACAAGGTGGAAGATCAGATAGAAACGATTGGCAAGATCAAGAACCTATGTGCCATTTTGATTTAAAACACTTTAAGTTTATAGGAGAATAAAATGAGACTCGCAGATAGCTTTGAAGATGCCTTTGTAGGCACAACAATAAGTGCATTTGGAAGAAAACAAGTTGCTATATATGATTACGACAAATGCATATTAATACTCATGCACGATAATCATATGACAGAAGAAGATGCCATAGAATATTTTGATTACAACGTAATTGGGTCGTGGGTAGGCGAAGACACCCCCATATACATCAATCAGCATACAATTTTAAACATAGAAGACTACTTGGAGGATCAAGATGAAGAAGAGAAAACAAACACTAAATAAAGCCAGAGACTTAATTATGGGAGACAGAGCAAGCTCATACGGAGATGCACATGAAAACCATGAACGCATAGCTAAAATGTGGTCTATAATATTAAAGAAAGATATTACTGTAGAGCAAGTTTATCAATGCATGATAGTAGTAAAGCTATCAAGATTAATGGAAACACCTAATCATGAAGATAGCTATGTGGATATCTGTGGATATTCTGCACTAGCTAGTGAAGAAACCTCATCAGAATAAACAAGTTCATTGTTGCAAGGTGGTCGCCAGAACCCTAGTTCAAGACCATCTTAAAACAATGCTAGTGAACCAAGTGTATCAAAAAATATACAAATTATTTAAGCCAGACGGCTGCGTAAACAAAATCCTATTTTATCGTGAACTTTTAGAAACTTAATTTTACCTTGTCGTTTGTTTTTGTGCGTTGAGCTGCTGCGACAAAGATACCTATTGTATCGTAAACTTTTGGCTATTTGTTAACGTTAACTTTTACCCTGCTTTTTTAAATCCTGCAGTTCTCATTAATATTAAACCTTGTCGCATTAGATCATTTATCTTTTCTCGTCTAATTCTTTTAAGATTTAACTTAGTTTCTTCTGGTATTCGTGGATTACGTTCTATCTCTTTTATCTGCCTTAACAATCTATTCCTAGCATTGTCTATAGCTTTTATTCTACCTGCAATCCTCAACTGATCCTTGTACCTCGTAAACAGACCTCTTACTGCTTCCCCATCTCCAGACTTCTTGGCAAGGTCTATCCTTGCAAGTACCGTGAATAGGTCTTGTCTGTTCTCTAAGTAGTTTCCTACATCTTCTCTTTCACTAGGACTAATTATCACTTTTCTAACTAGTGGTACTGACCTCATTATATCGCCTTCAAAGTCGCCTTGAAGAGCATCAA